TCATCAACAAGTTTCTTCTGAAGGAAACTATCTTCATCATACCATTTGACTTCACCAACCTTACGCATTGATGCCCAGGTTACTTTATATACTCTTACGTTTCCGAACTCATCATACGCGCTTACATTATTATGGGAATACTGATCAAGATCAATAAGTGAATAACTTGATATCTCACCATCAGAAATATCTCCTGCAAGACGCATTGGATTTTGCATTGTATTAGGAACGTGATAATTAAGCAGATCACCATATCCTGAATCGCCCCTGTAGCCTTTTTCAAGCTTATCTATCTGTGCAGGAGTAAGATAATCATAGTAATTATCTATTACCCATCTCACAGACTGATATGTATCTTCTATAATTATATCTGCATCTTCAACAAGATAACTTGTTCCACCACCTATAAGTGTTATTGTTAGCGGATCACATTTGCGTACAACAGGTTCTCCTCCAACTATATCAATATGATATATTTCCATTCCTGCAACAAGAGCATCTTCAAATCCTCTATTGAACTTAATTTTAAGATCCTGCTCCAGCCACAGATATTTAAGGTAATGTGTTGCTCTTCTTTCCCTTAAGTCCTGAGCTTCATATCTTGACCATTTCTGGAGTTTCTGAAGTTTCTTTTCAAGTTCTGCTTCATCATAAGTTTCAGCTACAATCGCATCTGCTACAGCTTTCTTCATTGTATCACGAAGCATATCTTCCTTTTGTGATACTGCATCTGGATTGACAACAGTTACTCTCCAATCAAATTTTCTCTTAAATTCTTCTCCTACAAGCAGATCAATTTTCGGATTTGCAATGGGATAGTTCTGCATTTTGGCAGGAAACGTAGCACCCTTGATTCCCCAGGGATTTATAGCCTGTTCAACATCTTTCTCATCAAGTATATCAGAACGGAGATTATAATTGGTACTCATGTTCTTTTTACTTGCAACAATGGAATTGACTTCCATATTTGCAAGACTCATTGAACCTTCTACGCACTCTTTGATAAATTTTATATTTGTTTTTGAGCTGGTACTGCGTTTTTGATAAGGAAACTGAGTACCTATTTTAGGTGTTGCTCCTAACATTTTTTATTATATATTAAGTGGGTTTTTTGTAAAATTACTCTGACTTCATATGTTCAGTCTTAATAAAATCTATTATTTTTCGATTCGTATAGCTATTTCTTGAACCGTTATAATGCCTGTCAAAAAAGTTATCTTGAGCTATCTGTTTAGTAGTAGCTTTGTTAAGTTTATATTTAAACTGAAGCCTGTCTTCCCGTAAGATCATAACCATTCCAAGTGCCGATACATCATCGAAGTTATCGTCAGTATTCCATGCAATAATTTCTTTAAGAAGAGGCACAGATCTTATCTTATCAAGATTTGTTACTTCAGATCCTTCTTCTTCACCATATGCAGGAGTTTCCATCCATGCAAGAGATCTTTGCAAACCATATAGGTTTACCGGAGTAGATCCCATTGTACCTTTAGAATTGTTTCCTGTCGTATTTGCTTTGCTTATACCTTTATCTCTTAAGATATCAGGTTCATCACATAACATATGCAAACAATGCCTGTTATAGAAATAACCATACAGACCTTTTTTGTTACGTTCGTAGTTAGCAACAGCATTGTAAAACTTCAGTATCCTTCGACAAGTCTCGAAGAATACATCTGCAGCTGGTCTCCCTTTGTAATGACATACTATCCTGTCAGTAAGAAGATCAAGAATAATAATTGAGCCAACTGAATTAGTAGTAGACTCATCATCATCATAAGGGTCAATGCCTCCAATATAGCGACCTTGAATTGCTTCACCCGTATTGTCCACAACAGGCATCTCATAGATTTCGATACATCCTTTTTGCTTGTTGTTTTTAATCGGGAATTCGTAGAGTGGGATTCCTGTGTCATCATATTCAAACTTTATTTTCTGATTTAAAGGATCAGGAATCAGCTTAGCTTTCCAGATACTATCCAGATAAATTTTCTGGTTAGTTTCTATCACTGAAAGTCTTGCAGATGCGCGTATCGTATCAAACATTGTTCCCTGTACACGCATGAATGCTTCTGCAGGATTCTTAGGCTGTTGAGTTACAAACTTGTTGTAAGCTGCTCTCGATCCTTTTTTTCTTTGTGCGCGTTTGATATCAAGTGACTCTTCCGCAAGGTCTCTGTACGAGTTGCCTTGTGTATCCACGAATGGAAGTTCTTCTTCTTTCTTCTTGCCATCAAGACCTATTATAACTTTAGTGATTGTACCAGGATAGTACCACATATCATCTATGAACCATCCACAATCACCTGTTGCATTTTCATCATATATATTTTCATAACTCATCAGACCATATGGTTCCGGATTATAATACATTTCAGCAAAGTCTTTTGTACCTTTCTCCATGTCACCACCAGTTCCCCATATCAAAGGGACACCTGTCATTATATCACCATCGCGGAATGTTGGTTCGGAAATAGTATAAGCAGTCAGTAGATGTTCAAATTTACCTGCTTCTTCATATCCCATCAGGTCTGTAGATTCACCGATTGATTTAAACGGGTTGTCTTTAAAGGATACAGCCTGTATTTCAGACATATATCCATCTTCTACTTCGACACCTGTCATCGGGTTCTTCATCACAAAAGATGCTCTGAAATGATCCCTTTTGTGTAGTTTTCCTTGTTTTTTGGACCAGTCGGTTGTCTTATTTATATGGTTAATGGTAAAGTGAATACCATCGAGAGTTACCTTGTAATGTCCTTTTTCATAAGCTGCAAGGATATTCATTGATGCAGGTAAGAAATTGAAGTTATATGCATATACTCCGCCTGTTACCTGATAAGTAAATCCCTTACGTCTTGATTTTGCTACGATCATTCCTTTTTTAAGACGATTCTTGTGCGGTCCTTCTGCAGCGCATTTTTCAAATTCATTGAACCAATAGTAGTTATGATCGAGAAAACGCGGAAGTGTAATAATCTTTCTGTTCTCTCCCTGCTTTTCAGCTCCGGTGATAGGATCAATCGGACGAGCTTTGATCAGACAGAAATTCAAATAGAAATAATGTCTTCCTGTTACACGTACTCCGCCAACGGAGTAACCATTCATTACCCTTCGTTCCTGCTCATCCCAATAATCATTATAATCCTTTGATCCGTATGGTGCATTTGTATAATATCCGTATTTGAGAAAATGTCTCCCTTCTTCCTGAAATACACTGCTGTTGATAAACTTCAGATAAGGTTGATCAGTGTTCCTGATCGGATTTGTAACACCTTCCCAGGGTTTAGCTACTATTATGTTATTTTTATCCTGTTGTACATTGTTCATAATATTTTAAATTCTCTTCTATAAACTGTTGACTTAAAATGTTATACTTCTTTTTAAGCAGTTTTAGCATTCTGTATCTTTTTCTTTTTTCGCACAAAGCAATCTCACACTCAAGTTCTTCTAATTGAGCCTTGAGATCGTGTTTAATCACGCGCTTTCTTCTCATTTATAGTTATTTAGAGTTTCTGAATTTCTTTTTAAGACTTTCTTCCAATTCTTCTTTTGTCTTTTCCCATTCCTGAAATTCCCTCCATTCTGCAACTGTTATCCAACTCGCGTTACAAAGACAATCTGAACACTTAACTATTTCATTATTAATTTCTGTTATAAGCAGTTTACCACAACTCGGACATCTTGGTGCTTCCATCGTTTATCGCTTATCAGGTGGTAATTCTCTGTTTCCTATGGTTGATCCGCCTCTTATCTGCATTGCATCAACCAGTTCTTTCTCAACCTCTTCCCTGAGAGATTTCATACCTTTCACTATATCACCGAGTTGTTTGATATTTGCAATAAAGTTCTTTGCAGCCTTACCTTCATCATCATTTCCAAAATCCACATCCCTGAAATAATCTCTTAACTTTTCAAGACCAGCTTCTGCATCATTAAGAAGCTCCATGGATAATGTTGTCTGAAGCTCTTTATATTTAAGCTGTGCCTGGATAATATTCATGTCGGGTTGCCAGTCCCTGTTGTTAAAGATGTCAATCTTGATCTTGGTTTCCCTTGTGGAAGAATGATAGTTCCTGTATATACTCTGAAAGTCAGTAGTATGATACACGTAAGCAAGTTCCTGTAAAGCCTTTTCCTTGCCTTTGGACTTATCTCTTTTCCAAATAGTCCTGAATTCGTTGATCATTAAAGCTTCAGGAGATATTGTAAGTATGTTATTCTTTAGTTCCAGCAGATTTTTCATTCTTTGATAGTTTAAATCCTACCGTTTTATTTTTTGTTTCTACACTGATGGAATCATTGTTACTGTTGATAACATCCCAATCTCTTGTGAATATGGAAATTCCAAAAAGTTTGATTGTTTTTACAGATTTCTCTCTTATTACGAATTCGTAATCTTTACTATGATCTCTTTCAATTTTCAATATATTTTTTATCATCATTCAGTTTTTTTAAAAATTTTTTTCTTCCTTCCTTCACCAGAAATAATCCGAATCCCATAATTCTGACTGAATCGAACTTCATTGTTTTGCGGTTCCCTTCAGATGCTACCTGTACGAAAAATTTGAAGGGAGCTTCCGCTATCTCTTCCATTTGAGATATTTTAATTCCGTATTTTTTAGCGAGTTCTTCAATATGCGTCTTCGTTTTCCTGGATCTCATTCAAAAAATACATTTTCTCTGTTTCCTCTTCTTCGATCTCATCGAGACATGTATCGCAAATTTTTATTATAAGACCGTCTTTTTCAATCTCATGTATTGCATTCTTCTTTGGTTTGCGACCTACACTTTCACATCTTGCACAAAATTCTGCTTTCATATCACTACCTGAACTATTGTTTCTTTATCTCTCGCTTCAAATTTACTTTGAGAATTATATGCTGTTAAATCGTCTTTAATGTCATAACCTTCAAATCCATCACAGTATTGAAGATTTATCTTAAGACTATCAATTGCCCCATCCGATCCGACAATGTGAACCACCTGTGAGGCTTTAGTGACAAGATTGAGGCTCCTGTCACTATAAACATTGTTACCAACAAGACTACCAGAGCGAGAGTATATATCAGTAATGTTGGTAAAATGAACATGACCGAAAATCGCGTAGTCAATAAGTATTCCTTTAGCTGCATATTTTCCAAAAATCTGCTGCATATATGCCTGACCTTCTTTAATAGATGTACCATGCTGTATAAGTATATTTGAACCGTTTATATTGATTACCTGTTCGACAGGATCTCCGTCAATAAAAGTTATCCCTTTACTGTCTCTGAATAAGAGTTTTAACATATTAAATATCAGGTAATCGTAATTATCACTCATTATATAAGCTGACATTCCGGATTCTTCCTTAATCCTTGATTCATTACCACTTACACTGAGTATTGTAACATTTCCGGAATGATTGAGGTCCTGGATAAAATGATACAGGATTCTCGATGCAAGAACAGAAGCTTTCATACGGTTTGTAGCCTGATTCATCATCTCATCAAGTCTTCTGTCCGAGTTAAGCATATCTCCTGTCAGGGCAAGCACAATGCTTTTTGCATTATATACTTCTGCCAGTTTATGTATTTTGTTTGCGTATTTCTGTAACCTTTTAGCTCCTACTTCAAATCCATAATAGTTATCCGGAAGTTGTACAAGTTCATTAAAATGAAGATCTGACAATTGTACAATGATTACCGGACCAGGTTCCTGTCTGAACTCGTATGTAACTGGTTTGTAAGTCTGATTTGTAAGAATAGTAATAAGAGCCTCATTAAGAGCTGTCAGGGTATTTTCTACCCTTGCATTCTCCCTGAATTCCTTTTTAATAACACGTAATTCATCAGTTTTACGCTGAAGTTGCTTTGATCTTGTTGTCAGTGCATTGATTCTGAGGTCTTCATCTGTAAGCTCAGGTGTCCGTTTGGTTTCGACACTAATCCTGAGTCCGTCTTTTGTTTCCTGTACCCTTGTTTTAGTGACCTCTTCCGGTGGGATATTATGTTGAGTCAGGAAATCATCTACTACATCGGTATCGTAGTAGTTTGCTCTTTTGTGAAAGCTCCATAGGAAATTTGCTGATATTCCCCCTGGTATGTGTGCTGCCTTTCTGATAACTGATTCATCGCGATTATTATCTTTTGCAGCTTCGGTTATTGATTGATAAGATTGTAAATAATTGCCGTTTAGATCATACTTGTGAATTTGCTTTACCATTAATACTGAAAGACTTAACTATAGTTAAGTGTATAGTATTGTTCCGAATATTCATTGTATAACTATACATCGAATGACGGATTTTCCAATTTTCAAGATACCTGTAGAGGTCTATCGCCAAATTAGCGACCTGTTCTTCTGAACCTCTGTATATCTTACTATACACTATCTTTTTCCTTAAATCGGAATGTGATTTCAGGAATGTACATGTACTCATATCTATACTTTGGGTTGATTTCATCTTTTATAAGCAAACCTGTCTGCCTTAACTCCTTATATATATTATACAGATTAGCCTTTGATATATTGAGCTTTTCTGATATTTCTTCTTTTGTTTTATAGTCTGAAAGGAGCCTTCCGGCAGTTACAGGATTTTCCTTGTTAAACTTATGAGTATAATAAAGTATTTCTGCTAATACCTCTCTCTGTCTCGGTCTGAGCGACTTAAACGGTGGCATTATACTTAATATCTCAAGGATCTGTTTAAAATATATTTCAGGAGTAGTCTTTAATTCCAGTAACATTAGTTTAGTGAAAAAATAAAGTTCTTTGTCTTAGGTTTTTGATCAACAGAACGCTGAAGCATTTTACCCTTTTCAGTGTAAAGAAAGGTACAACCGCCCAGGATTAAGTCATTAATAACTTCATTTATAAAATCATTCTCAACATCTGCAGGAATCTCAAATGGTTTCATATCAACGCGTTTAATATAGATATTCCCTGTAAGGTTTGTATCTATTGTAAAGTATATGGACCTGATATCATAAGGATCTGTTGCAGTAAAAAGTTGCACTTTGAACTTTGTAGGCAAATTAGAAAAAGAGTTGTTGAGCAGCTCTTGCAACTGCTCAACAAACTGATGATCGAGTATTTCTAATTCTTTTAAATTAATTTTCATTATTT